GAGGGCGAAGGCAACTTCAACTGCTCGGTCCGCATCACCCTCTTCTCGAACGCCGACGACACGACCCTCGCCGATCACCGTGCCCGCTGCGCCGCCCTGTCCGGCAATATGCGTGACCTGACCAGCATTAAGGTGGCCTTCGTGGCCTCGACCGACGCGGCCTGTTACGACGTCACGATGCAGTCCGAAGACGAAGGCATCGACGAGCGCTCCTGGGCGACTTCCTTCGCCTTTGACGTGCTGGTCGTCCTGCCCGCCTGAGCCAATTCCAAAGCCTGCAATTACAAATGGCCGCCATCTCCACCGGAACAACCTGCGTCTACGGTATCGCGGGCACTGTCACCAACCTCTTCGTCCAGAGCTACAGCCTCTCGTCCTCCTTCAACGCGGACGCCACGGTGGTCGACGAGACGGGCATCACCAAGACCCACCGCATGGATGACCGCAAGAGCGAGATCACGGTCGAAGGCATTGCCAAGACCTCGACGATGCCGGTTCTCGGCGCCACCCTTGCTTTCACGGTCAACACCGCTTCCGCCTATCCGGCTGGCTCTGCTTCGGTTTCCTTCTCCGGCGTGATTACCAAGATTGACGATAAGGGCTCTAACAAGGGCTTCACCTCGGTCACGATCACGGCGGTCGATTACGAAGGCATCACCCTTTAATTGACACCCTCGAAAAGGGGGCAGTCTAAAGGATAGTGGACCGCCGCTTCCTCAACGCCTACGTCGACCCGGCTCCCCTCAAAGGGTTTCTGGGTCGAACTCTTTACCCATGGTGTCTTAAGTATCGGGTGCGACTGATGGCCTTCGACTCCCCGCTGGTCACCGGCTCCCGCGGCATCACCCCTGCGGACCTTATCTTCGCCTGCCAAGTGTGCGCCGAAGAGCCTCTAGGCGACATCGGCTGGCGTGACAAGCTGCGCATCCTAAACCTTCAGCGCCGCCCTGCTAAGTTTGCCAAGCTGTTAGAAGCCTTCGCCGGTTATATCCTCGTCCAAGACTGGCCCAAGTTCTGGGAGCAGACTAAGACCAAGTCAGGGGGCGGCGACAAGGGGGTGCCTTGGCCGCTGTCCATCGTGGCCAACCTGATTGCGTCTGGCATCCCAGAGCAGCGGGCGTGGGAGATGCCGGAGTGTCAGGCCATCTGGCTTAACTCCGCCCTGGCTATCCGCAAGGGTGCGGACGTGGCGATCATGTCGCCCGAGGAGGAAGCCTTCATGGCTGAGGAGGAAGCCAAGGAGGCCGCCGCGGATGCTTCCAATCCTGCAAAGGAAAGCACCCCCTGACATGGCCCAAGACCTGACAGTCAACATCAAGACGACCTCCGAAGTCCCGCAGGCGATGGACAAGGCCAAGGCCGCCACCGTGTCCTTTGGCAAACAGGTCGAGGACATCCAGAAGAAGTTCAGCACGGCGTTCAAGGACATCGCGCTTTCTTTTGTCGCACCTATAGTCCTCCTAAACTCGGCTATCAATTACATCGGCGCAGCGATTGAAAAAAGAAAGGCCGACATCAAGGAGGCTTACGACTTCGCCTTGAAGGCAGAATCTAAGTATCTCAGCGCCGAAGCGATTTATCTGGCGAAGCAAAGAAACGCCCGGGAAACGGACGCAAAAGAAAAGCAGTTAGCCGAAAAGGCGGAGACTGAAGAGTTTACCAAACTCCTTGAGCAAGAGGGGATGCGCGACAAGGTGGCCAGAGAAATCGGCGGCTTCCGCGGTTTCCGAATCTTTGCCGGCTTGGATGCTAACTCCGCTGAAGCCCTGGCTGGAGATGAAGACGTCAAGGAAGTCCTCAGGAAGATGCTGGCTCCTGCGCTTGCGGAGGATGCGGTAAAGGAGCCGCCTAAGGACACGACAGCACGCTCTGCTAATTTCTCAGGACCTGAAGGCTTTGGCAACGTGATCGGCGTCGGGGCAAATCCTGTCATTGAAGCTATGAACGCCCAATACGAAGAGCTTCAAAAACAGACCCAACTGCTTTCTGACATCAGAGACTTTTACGGAGTATCTCTTCCGCCAGACTTTACAAAAACCCCAACAACCTAACTTATAACCATGGGACGCGTAGAAACAGGTAACGACCTAGTCACAGGCATTCTTCAGCCTGGATGGAAGGTAAACTATGACGGCTACGGCCTCATGACTTGCACCGCGACTTACAAGTCCGACAGGTTCGGGTCGTTCTCCTACATCGAGCGCGGCAGCTCTTTCGGCGAAATTGGCTTCACAAATCTCAAGGCGCATAAATCCAGCATCTCTTTTGACTCCCTTGGCATCGCCACGGCGACCGTTGACTACGTAGGCATCGAGACCAGTTATAACAGCGGACTTCGCACTGACCCACAGGTCAGCGGATCGCAGGGTCTGACTTCGGAGAACATCACGACCCACCCTAACTTCTTTGAGTCTGGCGCAGGCTTCACAGGTGCCCCGATTGCGGGAGTCGGAACGGGCACGCTGGCCGCCCCGGTGTATCCTTCGGTTGCAGGAACAAACCCGGTTGAATATACAGGAAACAATGGCGCAACCTTCGAGCTGACCACTGGCCGCAAGTTCCTCGGTTTCAAAAAGGCAGAGTTCAAGGACTTCTACGGCAAGACGAATTACCTCGCCCCGCAGACATCGTTCTCGGGTCAGTTCTACACTACTCAATCTGCTACCGTCCAAGGCATGATCGCGCGCGTCGGCAAGACCTCCGGTGACGGGTCTTTCCTTTCCATCGACTTACTGCCCGCCTACATGGGCTCGTCTTTCACCGTCAGCGGTAAGAACCAACTGCTGTTGGCTCAGGTCAATGCCGAGGACTATGGCAGTCTTTACAAGGTGCAGTATGAAATCCGTTATAACCGGGAAGGCTACGTCGCGTCTGTCTACGCTAACGCCTGATGAAGATTCAACCAGGAGTCGGCTATAACTTCGACTCGTCCAGCAAGGGCTTCACGCTAGATATTTCTGATTCGTTTCCGAGTCGGGACGGCGTGGTCTCAGGCCACCCCTTCAAAATTGTCAACGTCGCCCTGCGGACTTCGGGCGGCGCAACAACGGTGACATATCAGGTCCAGTCGGGCACCCTTAACAACCTTGTGCCACTGCTCGACGACTACGCCAGCGGGACCACCGTAAAACTTGACCGCACGACCGCTGGGGTAGCAAACCCTCCGACGGCGGAAATCGTGACGGCCTTTTACGACGCCACGACGAAGACCTCTTACATCACGCTGCGGGCTGGGCCCAAGACTGCGGCTCCTTACACCTACCCAGACACGGACGATACCAGCAATCAGTATCCGGTCATCATCAGCGGAAACACCTTCCCTGTGACCCCCGACAGCGACACCTGGGGTTACCTCGTCATCGGCACGATCACCGTGGACAGCATCACGACTCCGACGACTTTCACGGTAAACCAGAACGTCAGCGGCTCCCTTTGGGCTGACCGCATCAAGCTAGGTACGACCACGGCCAAGTACTACTACGCCCGCATCTGATGGGCTACATCATCGGAGTAGACAGCGAGACCCGGACATGGGTATCCACGCGCCGAGTGGTGACCAACACTGACGCCACCCCTGTCACCCCTGTCTTGGGGGATAATAACACGGAGTATCCTGCCGGGGCTTTTTTCATGAAGACCATCGAGGGGAACGGCTTTATCCGCGGCAACGTGGCCCAGGGCGGTCCTGAGATTGACTTCTCTGAGAATACCGCGCCCATCGAGGACTACTTCATTGCCGACGGCTTTGTCGACCCATACCCCGAGGACATGGTGGGCAATACCGTGCAGACCAGCACCAGCGCCTTCATCCTGATCATCGATGCCTTCGATACAGGCCAGGCCGCAGGATTAGATGGCACGAGCCCGGTCACGGACTTCGAATGGTTCGAGAACATCTCGTAAGCACCCCCCCCCTTCCAATCGGGGCAAGGTTAAGACCCGATGAGCTGCACTAATCAAGTAACCGTCTCGCAGGGTAACACCTTCGCCTGCACCTTTACCTGGACGCCAGGGGCGACGGGCCCGGCCAATCTGCTGACCACGACCCTTAGCTCGTCCCTCGAAGACCGCCAAGGAAACGTCTACGCGATGACGGTGACCAAGGCCGGCGACGGCCTTTCCTTCACGGTGACCTACCCGGGCTCGACCGCCGACTGGGCTATCGGCCTCGGCAAGTGGGACATCAAGTTCGTCTTCCCGGGCTCGACCATCTCGCGCACCGAAATCTTCCGCGTCAACGTCATCGACAGCGTCACCGTCTAAGCCATGCCTGACGCGACGATCACCTCGACGGCTTCGACCTTCGGGACCATCTCGGGGGTATTTTCCGCTGACCAGTCGACCATCACGGG